AATGCAACAACATTACCAAAAATAGTTCAAGATTACGATTATGCTGGTATAAATTGGTATCAGGATACAGCAGAACGTTTTGCTTCTGGAATGGGAATAATAGAAAACTTTTTCTATATGGCAAGAACTGAATATGGTGGAATAGCATATCAAGATGTTGTAACCAACACAACATTAGTTGTAAAATACCCAACAAATGATAGACTTAATAATACTATAACATCATTGATTGATTCAAAAGTTACAGGAGAAGTAGAAAATCTTTCAACCGGAAACGGAAACGGAAACGGAAATGATGGTGGGACAATCGATGATGAATTTGGAACAATAGATGAAAATGGTGACATAGTCATAACATCTGATAAATTCAGAGGACAATATGTTGATAGATTTTATGGAAGATTGACTTGGGCTTTTGATATTGCATCATCAGTAGACTGTACATCTCCGTATTATAGATCAAGTGCATCAGTTCAAGGACAGATGTGGAATATAGTATTAGATGATCAATCAGGTACATCCGAATATGAATACCCATCTGCTTTAACAAGTCAAAATTTATTGAACTTGAGTAGTATAAATCCAACAACAGGTGAAGTAACCGGACCAATAGTAGATATTTTAAGATCAAATGTAGATGTTAAAACTTTACAAACAAATTATGGTCTTGTTCCGTCATTGTCAGTTAGAGGAACTACTTTTGAAACAATTCCTAACAATCCATGTTTAGAGGGTATTCCCTCTACATATAATTGGGGTGTTAAACGAATTAAAAAGATTCCATTCAAAATTTTCTGTCAGCAACCTGGATTGGGTAGGGTAGAAATAAATTATAGAACAAAGGGTAGTGATATTTGGAATTGGGTTGTTTCAGAATTAAAAAAATCTTCTGCATTTGGAGCAAGACAAAATTCAAATGGTGAATTGCTTACAACAAAAGATGGATATTTCTATTCAGAAGGAACTGATACTGTACTAATTGTTGGTAGATTTCCGGGTGAACCTGGCACATCATGGAAACAATACGATTCGATTCAGTTAAATAGATCTAATCAAAATTGTCTTCCTGTGGAAACTGTTGAATCATCATGGAGAGTTGATTTAGATAATCCTTGTGGTTGTGATGAAGTTGAGGTATTAACCCATTATCTAACTTATCCAGAAATATCATTCAAAAATCCTTTGGATGATAACCCAACTGTTTATGCATCACAGAAAATTTTGAACCCAAGATTTTTAGCTCCTGAACCAGGATCAAAAGCCGCTTCATACGGTCTAACGATAGGTCAGAGTTTAACAGATAATAGACGCCAAAAACCGGATTGTTTTGAAGGAACTGGAATTGGAAGATTACATCATCCTTTCTTATACGGAACTGACATACTTCCTGGTATGCGTAAAAAATCTATAAAGGGTTTGTTTAATTTATCACAATCACTTGACTGTTATCATACATCTTCTACAAAAACTGTTACACAAAAAGAATACTACTATGAAGTAACTGATTGTGACGATTGTGGTAGAACTGCTTACTTTGCAGTTGCATACGGTAATTACAAAGGTTCTGGTTCAATATCAAGTGGTTATGAAAAAGATGATAGTCCAAGTAAAGCTATTTACTCACAATATAGATTATTGACACTTGATCCACATGAGAAGAATTTTACATTCTATGACGGCGGAACATTAAAAACTCCTGATGATATTTATGTGATAAACTATTATCGAAATGGTTTAAGTGACAAACTTGATATTGGAAATTTTGAAATAAACATTGCAGAATTGAGTGGTAGTAGTATAGAAAATAGTGTTCATACTGGCAGTAATGTTCAAGTTAGTTCATCAAATAAAATACTTTCTCTGATTGACAATTCTGCAATTTTTGAAAATGAAGATACTTGTGCAAATGATGATCCAAATTATTATTATGACATTGTTAGTGGTTCATTAACATCTGGAATACATTCCAGTGGAGAAGGAACTATACAAACAAACGAAGATTTAACAACTTATGGTAAAGTATATCCAAATTTGGGCGTTATAGTTTTAGACGGACATAAATTGAATGTTTCTGCATCATTTAATTCTGTTAGTGGAAGTGGTATAAATGGTGATAACTCTTACAAACTATTTACCGCAATAAGTGGTGCCGCGGTTGTTGGAAAACCAATGCGTGCTAGAAATGTAAAATTCAAAACAACAAATCATTATTTTGTCAGAATACCATCAGGTGAGGCAAACTACAGCACAAATCCAACTTATGTGTATGATTCAGGTGAAAATAAAGGAAAAATAAAAAATGCCTGCTTTATTGATAACCCAATGACTTACATAACAACCGTTGGTTTGTATAACAGTAAACGAGATTTGATTGCAGTTGCTAAATTGAGCAGACCAATAAAGAAAACAAAAGAAAATGATGTTTTAATAAAAATAAGATTGAATTGGTAATATGATAACTGAATCCGAAATAATAACAACCTTATCTGGATCATTTTTAGGAGACTACCCATCCGTTTTACCAGATATGGATGCGAGAACTATTGCTTTGAATCTTTTTAGAAAAATTTTCAACATAAATATAAATGGATCAGTAGATTCAATTTTATTTTATGAGGCAATAAATACAAATCCAAGTGCATTATCTTCTATACATTTAACTAGATTGGATAAGGCAATTTCAAATTTGGAAGATTTAGTAGATACATTACCACGAACCGTTCAAAAATTACCTTTCATAATAGATGCTGAAAATTTAGAAAAATCTCCTATCGGTGTTGATATTACTGATGAAGTAAGGGCAGCTCTTATTCAAGAAAGAAATAGATTGGGTGAGATATTTAGAACTTTGGCAAACGTTCCAACTGTTTTATCAACAACTTTAATAAATTGATATGAATGTATTAAGCTTTCAAATAAACAAGTATCTTCTTGAAATGATACGTTCATATGTTAAGTTTCAAGTTGATAATGGTTTCCCAACAAAAGATTCATATAGAGCGGTAATAAACAATGATGTTGTTACATTTTTATTAGAATCACCTCAATCTGCACCTGCTCCTCCAGAAGTTCCTTTGTTTACTCTAAAATCAAGAGTATTCAAAAAATTTAGATCACCAAGAGATTATTCAATAGTTCAACAAAAATATAGAAAATATGGTTTATTCAAATTTAGAGGAGAACGAGTAAACACATTTCACACATCTTCTACGTTTGGGGATTCAAGATATTTTTTAAGAATGTTGTCTTCTCCTGAAAATGAACAAAATTGTGAGACTCTTTGTGATATAACATACGGTCATATAAATGGATCTGGATCTGGTTATTATGCCGATGAATTTACAAAAGTTTATCCATCAAAAATAATTTTCAAAAATTATTTGATGGAGTATTTTCATACAACAGAAGGAAAAGTGCCATTTAAGAATGGAAAGAATGGTGATTATTTTTATGCTATAAATTTTAATAGAAATCTTTTTCCAGAGATGATAGATCCTGGAAATATACAAATAACTCTTGCACCACTTTCATCTAGTGTGAATCAGTTATACAACACTGGAAGTAATTTTTATCCTCATCCAACATCAGATAAAATATACACATTGATTGATGATTCAGAAGATTTGGCAGATGTAAATACATTAAGAAAGGAATTACGAGAGTATTATTATTTGGTGTCTGGATCATTAAATGATGGTATTTATGGTAATAAAGAAGATGATGCTTGGGGTATATTTTTTCCTAGAAAAGGCATAATTGTATTAGACGGTGCAGTTTTAGATCAATCTTGCTCATTGAATACAGTTACCGGTTCTTTTGACGGTGACAACATAAGAAAATTTTTCATGTCAATTAGTGCATCGTGTAACACAACAACAAATAGACCTATAACAGGATCTTGGTATGCTAGAGCATCCGAAGAAGTAAAAACACAAACATACTTTTGTAGATTGCGAGAATACGAATTTAATTATAGCAACAATTATACATATTTATCTGGTAGTTATGGTGAATTTAGACATAAACAATTTATGGACAGTCCTATCTCATACATTACATCCGTTGGTTTGTATAACGATGATCGTGAATTGATTGCAGTTGGTAAATTACCAAAACCATTATTGAAAAAACCAAATGAAGAACACGTTATTCAAGTAAAATTAAGGTTAAACTGATATGTCATTTCAAGGTCAAAATAGTAATTTAACTTTTACACATAAACGGTTAAAAGCTGGCGATTTTACAATACGCCCATTTGAAGTTAATAAATTATGGAAAATATCATCTATTCATCCGGAAGTAGAACATTATCAAAAATTTGGAATACAAGTATATCGTGCGTTCTATCCTGAAAATCACAAGTATTTTGGTAATGTTGCAAATATATCGTCTTCTTTATATGAAAGAATTTTTACAACACAAAGTTTAGATCCAAAAATTTTATGGTATTATTTGGATCATAATTACTATACAGAATATGATAATATAAAACAACCAACTTTTTTAACGGATGATAGTCAGATAACATATATGGCAGAATCCGCATCTTTATTTGTAATTCCAGTTGGTGTATTTGGTGAGGGTATAAAAAAGAAATCAGTTAGTTTAGTAAACTACAATTCGTCTTCTTCTTACGAATATACATTAGTTGATGATGGATTTGGTAATTTAAGAGACACATCTTTCGATGAAACAAAGATAGTAAATGCTGGTAATTGTATGATGTATGTTGGATTTAACGAAAAATATCGTGAATACAATATGTCAAATAATAAATTGGATTTTGTATTAGACATGACACCACATCGTAATACAATAAATGTTTACAATAAAAAAAATATAACATATACTCCTGGTATAGTATTAAATTCAACAAATACTCCAACTGGAGTTGCTGCTCGTATTAGTGGTTCTTATTTTAGAGTTGATCCAAAATTAGATTTTAATTTTAATAAAAATAATAATTTTGCTTTTAGTTTTTGGATGAAAAAAGACAGTAATCAACCCGATGGAATAAACGGTAAAAATTATCTTTTCAACAAAAATTTAGTAAAAAAAGTATACAATGTGAATGAAACAACATTGCAACATACTTACGAGGAAGTTGAAAAAGAATCAAGTCAATATCCATTTGATATATCATATAACAATCACTTATCAACTAATAATGGAAGATTATCATTTAGACAGGGTTCTATAACCAAAATGATTGAAGTAACATCTAGCGTTTTATCAAGTGATACTTGGTATCATGTCTTGTGTCAAAAATCCGGAAGCAAATATCAAATATGGTTAGATGGACAACTCAATAGTGAAGTTATTGATAATATGAATGATAATGTTGGTAATGAAAATGTATTTTTTATAGGCGGTAGCACAAACACATCAAGTCTTTTTTACGGAAGTTTAGATGAAATCAGAGTGTATAATTCTGCAATTTCCGATGTTCAAATTCCATATTTGGCAGATAATTCTCTAGAAACTGGTTATGCTTATCAAACATCTCGTGTTGGTAATGTTTTTTACAATACTGGATTTGCTGTCATTTCTGATCCAAGACCAAAGTATGCTAATGCATTTTTGGGTTCAAGTGGAAATTTTGATTACGATGGAATAACTAATGGGTTTAGAGGACAATTTCGTTCAACTACTACTTTTTATGAATACGAAATTATTTGTAAAATAAGAAGAAAAGAATTTAATTTTACACAAAATCCATCAATTCGTGTAGATGAGGCATCTTCACGATCAAATGAAATTGAAAATTATGTAACATCTTCATATTTTAACCCATACATAACATCTATTGGTTTATATGATGATAGTGATAATTTGCTTGTCATTGCTAAATTAGCAAATCCAATAGAAAAAAGAGACGATGTTGATATGAATGTAATCATAAGGTTTGATATGTAATGCGTAGAAATCAAGTTGCAATAAAACATGGGTTTCGTAGTGGATTAGAAGATACCGTAAATGATTTGTTGAAAGAAAGTAAAAAATCATTTAGTTATGAAACTGAAAAAATATCCTACATACAACCAGAAACTAAACACAACTATACACCAGATTTTGTTCTAACAAAAACATCTGGTAATAAAATGTATGTTGAAACAAAGGGTAGATGGGTAAAGACAGACCGATTAAAATTTGACCTCATATTTGAACAATATCCTGAAATAGATATTCGTTTTGTATTCCAAAATCCGAATGCAAAGTTATACAAAGGAAGTAAAACAACTTATGCCCAATACTGTGACAAGAAGGGTTGGCTATGGGCAAAAAAAGAAATACCGCAAGAATGGTTAAATGAATGCTTGTAATTGTCACAAATTTTTACTATATTTGTGACAATTATTATTTTACATAAAGTGCGTTTTATGATTAACTACGATTTATTATCTCTTGTAGAAAAAGTTCTTGGTAAAGGTAGAAGAACATCTGGCAACAATTATTCGTTCTTCTCACCATTCATCAGTCATTACAAACCAAAACTCGAAATAGATTTATCAGTAAACAACAATTCAGAAAACCCATGGCATTGTTGGGTTAGTAATGCTAAGGGTAGAAGTATTGTTTCACTTTTCAAGAAATTGAAAGTTGGTAGACAATTTCAAGAAGACCTCAATAAAATCCTCAAAACAAAAAACCTATACATTCAGAATAACACCGAAACAAAAGAAGAATTAGTTTTACCAAAAGAATTTATCAGTTTATATCAATTTCCAAAGATAAAAGATATTCAGATAAAGATGCAAATGAAACAGGCATTGAATTATTTGAAATCAAGAGGAATTGGTAGAACTGATATTTTGAGATACGGTATTGGTTATTGTCCAAGTGGAAACTATTCTGGCAGAATTATCGTTCCGTCTTATGATGACAATTTCAATCTAAACTTTTTTGTTTCTCGCTCTATATTTGAAGAAGATGTATTCCC